CTAATGTAGCCATGTTAAATCTCCTTTTTTAATTTCAATGATTTTTCAATCATGAATTCTCATTACCTTATAGTTCTATTTATTACTTTGGCGGTTTTCTATGGACTTTTATGGCTGCGGAGTTGGAACACCAGTTGGTGAATCAACCTGCACATTTGCTCCATCAATCACTGTCGTACCCCAAATCTTGTCATCATCGAATGGTTGCAGTTCGCCATCTTCGCCATAACCATTTAGAGTGAAGCCATCCAAATCGCCAAAACGCATGATGATCTTCTTCACCAATTCGTCCTTCAAATCAGCAGGTGGCGTCAACCATACAGACATCTTGAAATTCAATGTCCAGACAATCACGCGCTTCTCTGGTCCAACAGGATAATTCTGCTCGTTTGCAAGAGTCAGCAATTCGACATTGATATTGCGGGTCCAATCGTACGGTGCATCGTTAACCTGAATCTGCAGTGTTGGATCGAACACAATCAGAATCTGCTCCAAGATCTGGAACATCTGATCAGTGTTCGACGAATAAATTGCCAACTCAAAAGTCAAGTCATATGGAATTGGCATGTGGCGTTCAATGACTTTCAAATCGTCTGGGAAGACTCCGCCTTGAGGCATCATGGTCTTACGGCCAGTCATCCCAACGCCATGGCGACGTTCTGGAATCAATTCAATGTCCAACAGATAAGTCGACATGATTGGCAACGTGAACATCTTGTTTTGAGTGAAGCCGTTCTTGATCGATGCGACAACACGATCAATCGAGCCATAACGAACTGGCACATCAATCGCATGAACTTCGCCATCCTCACGGACTCCGGTCATGACTTGTAGCCCCGAGAAGATGGACGAGAACTGCGTCACGAATCTCTTGAACTGCTCATTGTAGTAATAACTCGTAATCATAAAAATCCTTATTTGTCGTTCAAGTTAATCTTCGTTGACGAGTCAAGCATCTTTCTCAACGATGGACGGAACGAAGATTGCTCCATACGGCGATCCGTTTCGAGATACATCCAACGGTTCTTGATATGGTTCCATTGGAACAGCTTGTCTGGCAAGTTAGTTCCATTTGGATACGTCATACGGTGATAGTCACCATCTTGCGGAGTATCTGGGAAGGCTGGGCCCTTCGTGTATGGCTGATCGTTTGGAGGCAAAGCATCCTCGACATCGTAGTCACGGCCATCATATGAACCAGGTCCACCATGCAAAGACATCCCACTACGAATTCCGCTTGGGTCTCCACCAGTCTCAGGAACATCTTCACGAGACTTCTTCTCCATTGCTTCGCCAGCCTCTTGAGCTAGCAAGTTCAATGGCGAGTCCAATACCGAGAATTCATCATCCGTTAGTGAGTCATAGCCCTTATCCGATTTGAACAAGTCCATGTTCTCTTGAGACGCAATGGCTGGGTTTGCCGTGATGCGATATAGAACCGGCTTCCAACCTGGCGTGTATCCTTCTTGACTCCAGCTAGTATCAGTGACTTCCAGCCATTTGCGGACGGTACGCAAGTTCTGGTCATACTGCGCTTCACTTGGAAGTTCGATGATATCGCCAATGACCACAGGACGTCCTAGGAGCTCCACCATTCGCGCGAACGACACCGTGAAGATGTATTGCTGTGGAAGATCAATTCCGAACTTAGTGAGCTCCGTAGAGACATCAATCAAGTCATATTGGCCTTTCAATTGGACCGAGATATCAGCATAATCACGATCACGATTCTCCAAGAAGATCATGTCTTGGATGTTGTCCAAGTTTGTCTGCGTATAGTTCATGAGTTGGAGCTGCTCGACGATCCATGAATCAGTTGGACCACCAGCAAACAACAGAGGAACGATACGCCAAATTGGCGACAATCCAGATTGCTTAATCTTGATGGTTTCAAGATTATTCGTATTCGGAAGATTGACGACATCAACGCGCTTCCATGTCACGCCGCCATCATCTGAACGTTCGATACGAGCTTGCAAGACACGATTCTCTGGGTTTGGGCCCTGCTTAATTCGAATCGTTGTGATCTCTTGGCGAACTGGCTGTGGAGCTTCATAGCGTTCAGTCCCTAAGAATGTCTTCTTGGTTCCAAAGTTGTAGCCAATGAAAGCAGTGGTGACTGCTGCCCCAACTTGAGAAGACGCCCAGCCATTTGTATTCGATGTGAACGCATCGGATAGCAAATAGCCAGGTGCAGTTCCAGAAGATAATGGATTACCAGAGCCAGTCAAATCTTGGAGTTGACCTTGCTCATGAACGCCGAGCATGCGGAACACGTTGAGAGGCGCACCAGCGATTTCCAACGCTTCAGCGGCAAGTTGTTCCGCTAATACGTTGTCGTTGGTGCAGCCATCGGTTAAGCTCCATTGCGGCAAGCACAAATCAGGAGCTTGGTAAGTAGGAGATGTTGCCATTAGTTATGTCCGTAGTGAATCTTGCTCTTTGTAATCATTTCAAGTGCAACGTGAAGTGGCATCCCGTCTAGGTGTTTCTTGAGCCAATCTGTTGCTAGCTTATTCGCAAATTTTTCGTTGCGCCACATTTCGCCTTTCGACTTTGCTTTCATCTTTGCATGATATGCTTCATGCGCTGCAATTGCGACATCAGCCGCATCACGACTGCCTGGGTTTGGATGATAGATCGTCGCTGGGCTCCAATAAGGTTCATCCTTGTGGAAGTCCATTAGCTTTGTCCCAGGCGAATATGATCCATCTGGGTCTTTCTTGACACAATAGAGATCCGGATTTTCTTTGTTGTACTCACGATGCTTCTCATCGACCTCTTTGTCTTTGCCAAGAATGTCATGAATGACATCCAAGGCTTTATACTTAGTTGGAGCCTTAGCTTCGCTAAGGAATTGTTTAAACGTCAGCATCAACCCACCACGAAAGAGTATTGACCAAATTCGCCACCACCATTACCAACTTCGAAGTCGTTGATCTGGCGTAGTAATTCTTGTTGATCTTCAAATGCCGATTGTAGAAGTTCCGAACCATTCAATTGAACACCGCCACCAGCACCAGGCAAGGTTGCGAACTTAGAACGGATATGGCCAAGAATCATCTTAGCTTCAGACACGGCCCAGCCTTGAATCCATTGCTGAGCATAACGGTCAACTAGAATTTCTTGTTCAGTACGTTCAGCTGACGATTCAACCAGGATTTTTTCATCATGGCCTAGGCGTCGGAGAAGCTGAAGTCTGCGAGTTGCTTCGTTCCATCTGAAGCCGATTTCACCAGCGAAGATCTGAGAGAACTGTTCTGCATATGCGTTCATCAAGTAGATCGAAGTCAAGTCAACAACACCCGGAGCATAAAGCTGCTGGAGGAATGATTGACCATAGATTCCGTTTTCACCTTGTGCAACAAGCCCTAGCCCAGACACACGCCAAATCTTGATTACGTCAACGACCTTATCAGTCCCAACAACCGGATCATTCAAGTAGTACAAGTCCTGGTTCTTTTGAAATGGCATGATGAAGTACTTCATCGTGTACGCATTGTCAGCGCGGCGGCGGAATTCTTGGAGTGCGTTGTCAACTGCGAGTTGGAAGTGTTCTTCGGTTAGCTCGACGCAGACGGTTGGCCAGCCAAGTTGACGCTTGATGACTTGGATTAGGTTCGCACGTTCGTTGAACGAGCCATCGGTCCCAATCGACATTTTGTTGTACGTTGGAATTCCGGCTTGATCTGTGTTCGATTGAACGAACTCGACGCCATCCCAGCAATAAAGTTTTCCTGTAACTGAGTGGTAGAAGAATTGACCAACAACGACATCAGCAGATTGCGGGAATGTGTTGCTGACAATTGTCACGCCGACTCCAGCTGGAACCCAAGCGGCGCCAGCCCACATCGATACGGTGCCGGTTTGGTTGTTGTAGTAAACTTGCCCGACAGATGGGTTTAGGGGCGGCGAGGAAGCGGCAGGGATGTTACCAGAGAAGGAACTACTAGTTGGAGCCAAAGGATAGCTCTGGCGGCCTCTGGTGAAGTATTGGAGAGTATTTGTGACTGCGTGACCGGAAGCGAAGTAGACCGCATTTGGATCTAGCCCGATGACGTTGACCGAAGTTGTCAACTTATCGCCATAGAACGCGCCGACGACTAGAGCTGAACCGATCGTATCGGCTGGAACCGCAAGATCTTGGGATGCAACATAGCGGCGGCCATCGACTGGAAAGTCGACTGGCTCAATGGCAGAAGTTTTGAGGATGGCAACTAGGCCATCATAGACTTTAAGATCTGAAGGAAGAGTCCAAGTCAGGGTACCAGTCGTCGTGGACGTTCTGGAGAAGGTGACGAGGATTGCTTCGCCTTCGGAATCGAGAGTTTGTTGAGCGAACGGTTGTGCACAGATTTCCGTCATGTGGAGTCCCTTGTTGAGTCATTTCTTTGATGAAGTATTTATCAAGAACATGACGTAGGGAACGCCACAAACAAAAACGGGAGCACGAGGCTCCCGAATCTGTCGAAGGGTACTACTGGCCAGAGTTTAGGCCGTGGCTTGTGCCGTCGCCGCGTTGGCCGCTTGCTTCGGGGTGTACTGGAACGTCTTGGCTTCCTTGTTCTTGGTGATGTCCATGATGAAGCGGTCGTTCTTGGCACGCAGGATCGAGATGTACTGGTGCGTGATCTTCTCGGTCGTGCCGCACTTTTCCATCAGTTCCTTGATCGTCCAGTGCTTGAAGTTGCCGGCCTCGTCTTGTTCACGGAAGGCGGCAGCCATGCGCTGGAGCTTCGAGTCGCGGACCTTGCGTTCGCCGGGTTGGGCGGTTTCACCAGTCGCTGCGGCTTGGTTCTTGACCTTGGTCGATTCGGCCTTGTCGAGCTGGACCAGCTTGGAGATGTCGAGACCTTCCAGGGCGCTGTACACCTTCGAGCAGTTTTCCATCTTGGCGGACTTGAAGGTCGACTTCGTTTCGCCGGTGATGTTGTTGTAGATGCTGGTCAGCTCGCTGTTCGAGAAGCCGAGCAGGTCAGCGACATTCGCAACGACCTTCTGGTCTTCCTTCAGGTCGAAACCCTTGGCGGTTTGGACGACGCCGATCAGCGAGTGGGTGGCGGTGTTCAGGATGTAGATCTTCGACATGGTGATTTCTCCAAAAATTAGATTTAAAGTCTGGTCAAAACTCAGTTCGTGTTTCGAACATGTTGCTATCTTAACACGAACTTTAAAGCTTGTAAACTGCTATTTTGTAACTTTTCACATCTTGGTTTTCGAATCAAGTTCTCAACCGATGAAGCAATTCTACATAAAGCGAAACCACTTGTAAACTGCTTTTTGGCGGATTTTTCACAGGATGCAAATCAGTTCATCTTCCGTGAAATCGCGGAAAACCGGAAGAGTTGCCTTGCGAGTCAGCTCCTCGAGTTCGAGACGAATGTCAAGCCCGGAATCGAACATGAACAGTTCCGAGACATGGAACAGGCCATTCTTCCATTCCTTCGGCTTCGCGGCCTTCTCGTAATACGAATCCGTCGGCAAGAAGTCGCAGAAGTCATGACCCCAGATTGCGCCGCCGACAGTGAACACGATCTTGTCGCCTTCGATCGTGAAGGCAATCGTCTCCATCTTCTTCTTGTCACTTATGGATCGGAGACCGACATCAACGAACATGTACTTGCTGATGTCGAACTTGGCAGCGTGCTCGTTGACGCCCTTCTCGGAAAAGCGGTAGAAGTCGAGGCGGCGCTTGACGCGATGCAGGTGAGGCAAGTTCTGGATCTTGGCTTGGATATGCCGCAAAGCAAGATCGATCGCATGGCGACTCATGCTCGTGCTCAGATTCTCGAACGTGATCTGCTTGTCAAGCTCGGCCAAAGCCTTGGACAGCGAGTCCCGGAGAACACTGACTTCCAGGACCCCAGCCAAATCCTTGGCACCAAGAATTGCCGAGAGCTGCTTGTCTTTCTTGGACGGAACGTATTTCGTGGACTTTGCCATCACTCTACCTCGTCATCAAGTTGTTGGAACTCTTCGAGAGTCATGACCTTCGGTTCGATGCCCCACTGCTTTTGCAGGAGCTCCTTGAACCCTTCGATCATTGCATTGACATGCTTGCGATCTTCTTCGGTCTCGTCGCCACTGACGGTGAACGTCATCTCTGCGCGCCGCGGCTCCTCTTTAGGAACATCGCGGAACGGATCCCATGCAACAAGAACTTGATCGACCTTCTTCGGTTTTTGCGGCGCCTTGATCTCGTACTGGATGATGTGGAGACCTTCGGTCTCAAGGTGGATCGTCCACGGCGTACCAGGCGAATACGAGGTTTCGATCTCGATGGCTTGAAGCGTCTTGCGATTGACCTTCGTCACTTTTGCACGGACACTGTAATGACCACCTCGGCCACGACCATTACACAGAAACCCGATGTTGTCACCAGCACAGATTTGGCGGACGCTATGCATCTTCGTGCCAGGCTTGAAGCTCACTGGGAACATCTTGACGAGGAAGTTGTCACGGTCTAGAGGATCTTTCATGGCCATTTCCGGCTCCAAGTGTTGTTACCATGGAAGCATTATATACACTGGAATTTAAGTTGTACATACTTTTCTAGAAATTTTTTCCAGGCCCCAGAAAGCCAAAAATCCCAGGACTCTGCCTGGGATCTTCTTACATGTACCTGTTCTTTCTCTTATATGAAGCAATGGTCGAGGCCAACCCACCATGCAGCATTGGTAGAATATCTACCACGTCGACATGGTCGTAGCCTTTCGACAAAGCCTCAGCCAAGGCAATAGCTTCCTGTTCTTGCCCTGGCATGAAAGTGTGATTGACATCGCTAAGACCTCCGGAAGGATAGTAGCTGTCAGTAGCGATGATCCAGATCGTCTTCATTCGACCTTGAACCCTTCGTTGAACTTGTCGATGTACCACTTGCGAGCCTTGTTCGCAATCGGTCCACCAAGCTTCTTCGGATCCAGCTGGTTCTCGACGATTGTGTCACGTTCTTCCTTCATGACATCATTGAATACCCATTTGATGAAGTCACCCATCGAAGTCATCACGAATGGCTTGAGTTGTTCACGAACCAGGTTCTGGAGGCCCTGTTCCAGACGACCTTCAGTCACTGCCATGTCGACGAACTGCTCGATTGCACGGATCGCTTCAACATCAACCGAGGCCAGCTTCTTGACCTTCGATGCGCTGTGCTTCTCGCCCTTGACCTTGAACCAGTAGTCGCTGCTCCACCAACCAGGCTCAATGCAAGTCCAGACGATCCCTTCGCCGATTCCTTCATTGCCGAAGTATTCGCCGACCGGGCACTTGGCTTCAACTTCAGTCGTCAGCTCGACCAGTTGGTTCTGGATTTCATGTGGGCGATCGAAATCAATTTCGACTTCCCAGGTCTTAAAGTTCGTCGAGACATAGATCAGGTTCGGCGGATCATTCAGATTCTCGAACTGCTCCATGTCCAGCCACCGAGACTTTTCACCATCGATGACCTTGACGGCGAAGATCACAAACATCTTCGGAAGCCCAGACAGCGCAACACCGCTTTGGATATTGCCGCCAGCCCATTCTCCAAAAACCACGACCTTGTCGATATTGCCGACTTCAAAGCGGATGAAGTCGTTGATGAGGTCCTTGAGGACATTGAGCTTGTTGCTCATCGACAGCATGAAGCCGGCGTTGTCTTGTTCGAGAGACAGGACACGTTCACGCGATTGGAACGAGAATTCACCAGTCTTAATGTCGAAGACAATACCAGCATTGGTCCCGTGCAGCTTGACTGTCCCGCGGTACTTCAGCTTAGGCAGAGTGGCATGTGGATTGTATTGCGGATCGCCGTTCGCGTCAACGCCAACGAAACGTGCCCTGTGGGTCACGTTGCGAATGACGTTACGGAACTGTTCGATCGAAGGAAACTTGATCATTTTTATTCCTTATTATTCTTGTTAGAAATGTCCACAATGATAGACCTAAACCAACTTATGGTCTACGATTGTGGACATCATTCGTGAGTCAAAGAATCACGAGTTGAGAAATTCGTCGAGGAACGGGATTTCCAGGTTGATGCGATTGAGCGCAACATCCAGACCAGCAGCCTTGAACTGCTCATCGGCTCGCTGTTCAGCTTGGCGTTTCGCCTCGGGGCCAACGGTGCCGAACATCTCGATGAAGCCTCTTTCTTGCCTGACTTGGAATTCGAGCAGCTTCTCGAGGTAGTCCCGTTGTTCTTTCAACGCCGCAAGGCGTTCATGACTTAGTAGCATTATTCTTGTGTCCTATACATGAGGTCGTTGATATAGCCACGATCTTTAGAGAAGATCGGAATCTCTTGGTCGACAATCAACCGGCCACCAGGCGAAGCTTGCGCAAACCCGACACGATCATCAGCCATCAGGAACGGCAACGTCTCTGGTGTGACATTGAGACGAACTGCGGATCCACGCTTTGCCCATGTGTCGAAGTCGTTCCAGTTGACATCACGCTGCGTGATCAGCATCTGTTGAACTTGGTCGGTGTTCTTGCCTTGCAGCTCCTTCTGTTTGAAGTGGGCTTGGCCAACCGAGTTGATGCTGTTCCGAGTTGCATCTTGCTGGCGCCAGATGAAGTAATTGCAGACTTCATCGAATGGCAGAGTGAACGCACGGCTATCGAAGAACGCAAACTTCTTCTTGCGAAGTTCGGCCGGAATCGAGGCAGCAAGATCGTTGAAGACTGCTGCAGCAATCGAGGCTGACGTTGACACAATCTTCTGGACTTCGTTATCGAACCAGGCTTGGGTCGTGAACTTGGTCCAGTCCTTCAGCAGTAACGAGATTTCATCAGATTGCGTGTACCCAAAGACGGCAGTCTGGATTTCTTCACATAGGACCTTGGTCGTTTCGACCATACAATCGTGCAGCGGCTTATAGAAAGGGCGCGGCATGTTTGCAGTGTACGTGTGGAAAGCCTTGCCGTCCAGGCGAATGATCACCGGGCTACGGTTGAGAAGGGTCGACTTCGATTGTCCTTCATATGCTTTCATTCGATCGCCAAGGCGATCTTTGGTCAACTTGCTCATACTTCCTCGTACATTCCCGAGATCACATCAGCCATGGCAACCGGACCATACACGAATTTCGATTGACGGCAGTCATGAGAGTTGGAATCCAGCAGCGGGCTCTTGGTCTTGCCGATGCGGAACACCGAAGACAATTGTGCGAGTCGAACGTCAAACGAGAACTTGTAGCCGGCCATGATCGGATACTGTACCTTGAACAGGTCGAAGGCTTGTTTGCTCGACGCCAAGATAATCAGCGAATTGATGAATGTTTCGACCTTGCAGGTCAGATCTTCGATCGGGCTGTGCGTCCCATTGACATAATCTTCGTCGACCTTCTGGCGATATGATTCGTGCAGCTTGTCGCCAATCGAGAGATACATTTCGTCATTGACTGCGGCTCGCTTGATGAAGCGCTTGGCACAGCCCTTGCTGATCGTCGAAGCGAAGTTGGTGTTGCTGACATGCGGATATTGTTCCTGTACCGCGTCACGAAGATCGTAGTACGAGGCTGAACCACCATTCGCATAAATGGTGTCTACGATGGTGCGCATTGTCGTGGAGTTAGCCGACATTATTTTTGTCCTTTAGCTAGTTGAGTTGCGACGAGAGGCGACATACCCTGTCGCCTCGAGGGGAACTACAGATGGATTAGATGCTGTAGACGAACTTCGATTGCGAGTTCGCGTTGGCGTCGGTCATCGGAGTCTTCGACTTCTTGATTTGGCCGCGATTCGACAGGTTGTACAGAGCTTGGTCAACCGAAGCCTTCTTGGCATCTGGACGCTCGCTCAGGACCAGTTCGAAGATTTGCTGGCTGTCCAGGCGAGTTTCGGTCAGCACGTTGTACGTGGCTTCCGTGATCGAGCTGAAGTTCGGTTCGGTGTAGGCGAACTTCGAGACTTCACCAGTCAGCGGCAGCTTACCGATCACGCCTGCCTTGGAAGCTTGATACAGGATCGTGTCCAGGGTTTCAGCGCGAGTATGCGGACGCTTCTTCGCGACAAATTCTTGGATTTCGAAATTGCGGAGGGGACGACGGGCCTTCTTGATTGCAGCGACTACGAGTTGACTCAGGGTTTGATGCTTTGACATGTTGAACAGAATCCTATTATTTTGTAGTTCGACACTTGTGTATGTCGATGTTGTGCATCATACCTCGTAGGATCCGCAAAAGTAAAATGTGATGTGCTGGAAATTTGCAGAGACAAAAATGGGATCCAATTGGATCCCATTTCATTAATCGATAAAAGTTTTATTCAGCCTTTGGATCCGCCTTAACAGCTTTGACTAGATCTTCAGCTGCCTTCTTTTGCTTGTCCAATGCTTTGAAGAACTTCTTGAACTTCGTCTTGAATGTTGCAACAATGTTCTTGATAACCTTGACAACGTTGTTAGCCACTGCTTCCTTGAGTGCTCGCTTCTTCGCGTTCTCAATCTGCTTTGGTAGCTTCTCGAAACCGGAACGTGCCATGGTTTCGATCTTGTCTAGGAGTTCTTCGCCTTCGACACGCTTTAGATCTAGTAGGAATTGTTCGAGTTCTGGATCAGTGACAGCTAGAACGTCAGTGATCTTGCTTTCGTTGGTCACCGACTTGATGAACTTCTCAAGAACTTCCTTCTGTGCTTCGTTGACCATCTTCAATGCATAGTCAACAACTTCCTTGTACTTGACAGTCGTGTTTGACTTCTTCTGTGTGAATTCAACAATTGCGCCATCGACAACTGCTTTGTTGCCGTTGACTTCCTTGATGACTTCTTCGAAGCCAGTTTCTAGTTCAGCGATACGAGTCGTGATTGCCTTCGACATCTTTTGGATGACGGCAACTTTCTTCTGGAGAGCTTTCCATTCTGCGATGTTCGCCTTGATCGACGCATCGACTGGATCCTTACCTTCTTGGATGATCTGGTCTAGGATTTGTTCTTCCAGGTATTTGATCATGTTCGTCATGTAACAGTCCTTTTATAGTGATTACAGTTCTACTTATTTATCGATTCCATGTTCCAGGAATGAAACTTGCCAAACTATCAAGTTTCAAATCATGTTTACATCTCTATAAAAGTTCATGGTACTATGCCAACATACTAAGAACTTTGGGGTGTTCCAAATGAACATGTCCGACGCGCTGTGCATCATCAAGGGCTACCAAACGCGTTGCCTCCTCGTCCGCTATGATCACACGAAGCTTCCTGGGATCATCAAGGCGATCGATCATGCTGGGATTGAACTGATCGAGCCAGCGTTCATGCCTTCGGTGGAGGCATACGACTTGTTCGATGGCCTGCGGAAGCGTCACTCGCGGACGATCGCCTTCGCGTACTGCCGGAAGATGCTCAAGTCCCAGGTTGCTAGTAATATCCTGGCCTCTGCCATCGATGAGGCGCCTCGGGTCGTATCCTGGAAATCAGCGGAAGTTTCCGAGAGTTTCGAGTACTCCGGAAAGATCATCCTCGTTACAAATGAGGAAGTTCACCCTGTGATCAAGGCCAGGTCGTTCCAGGTCACAATCTAAAAAAACTTAAAAAAGATTGTACAAGTTCGAAAGTTCAAGATAGAATGGTTTACATGAACTGACGAACTTGGAGATCCAGATCATGAACACCGTGAAATTCGACAACATGGGCTGCACTCACACCACCTACGTTACGGTGAACGGCGAGAAGGTTGCCCGCCTGGAGTCCGGTGGTGGAATGGTGTACGTATACTTCCGCAATGCGGAAGGCGTCGAGGTCCCGGTCGCTCGCTTCAAGTACATGAAGCCGAAGATGAAGGCCAAGAAGTGGACCAAGTTCATGCTCGAACGTCTGTCCTCGGCTGAAGTCGTCAACCGTCTGAAGCCGATTCCCGGCAAGGTGATCAACATCACGCCGCTTGGCCTGGCCCAAGAGCTCGGTTTCGATTCCCAAGCTTAATCTTTCTCACCCACTCCAAAATCTAATAGGAGAGCATCATGTACGCGAAGTTCGACGAAGTCGGTGGTTTCCAGAAGAACGCTCAACCCCGCCGCAACAAGTCCCGCGACGAGCAGAGCCGCGGCCGGAAGCAAAACAAGCCGAAGCGTTTCGATAAGACCAACCTGCAGTAATTCGTCGAACTCCAGGAGACCAAGCATGAGCAAACTGTGCAACTACTTCTGGTTCTTCATGACTCTGATCGGGCTTGGGGTCGGGGTCGGGATCCTCTGGTTCCTGTTCGAACGGTTCTTTCTGTAATCCAGGAATCCGAGATCCGAGAAGGAGGCCATAAGCCTCCTTCTCGTTACACTTTTTCCAGTTTACTTTTCTTTAAGTTCAAGATAGAATTACTCTATCGACAAA